AACAACAAACGGTAGTGGAACTTTGTCTTTTGGATCAGTACCAGCTGGTGTCGGTGGATCTAACGGCGTTGATTTTAATGATAGTGTCAAAGCAAGGTTTGGAACAGGAAACGATTTAGAAATTTTCCACGATGGCAGTAATGGAATAATTAAACAAGACGCACTAACAGGTCTTGAGATTATGGCAGATAATTTCCGATTACAAAATTCAGCAGGAACTGAAACTATGATAGCTGCTGATGGTGATGGGGCGGTAAGTCTTTATCACGATGATACTTTAATGGTTTCTACCTCTGCTAATGGATTGCATTTTGCAGATAACAAAAAAGCTATTTTTGGTGATGGAAACGATATGACTATCTATCATAGTGGTAGTAGTTCGTATATTACTAACGATACTGGTGATTTAACTTTTGACGTTGGTGCGGACATAGTTTTTGATGCAGCAGGAAACGATTTTAAGTATGAATGTGGAGGAACACATTTCTTAACAATAACTAGAGATAATAGTAATTCAAATGCTTATTTTACACACCCTACACAAGATAAGGACATTTTCTTTTCAGGAAATGACGGGGGTTCTGCAATTACTGCTGTTCAGATTGATATGTCAGCTGCAGGTGCCATAATCTGTAAAGGTGACGTCACAGCCTTTGGGTCCCCATCAGATATAAGACTAAAAGAAAACATTGAGGTTATTCCTGATGCACTTGAAAAGGTTAGTCAATTGCAAGGTATTACATTTAATTACAAAAAGGATGGCAAGAAATCTACAGGGCTTATTGCACAAGAATTGGAAAAAGTATTACCAGAGGTAGTATATGATACACACGAAATAGGCAATGACGATGAAAAATTTAAATCTGTTAGATATGGAAATGTTGTTGGATTGCTTGTTGAATCAATCAAAGAATTAAAAGCTGAAATCGAAGAATTAAAAAGCAAAGTATGACTTTACCAGCAGCAGGAAACGCAATATCGATAAATTCACTGGTTGGGGAGTACGGAGGGAGTGGAAGTCACTCACTTTCCGAGTATTATAAAGGTGGAAGTTTTGTAGCTAATCACAGCAACAACGCAAATGTACCAACATCAGGAACTATCTCTTTGTCAGACTTTCACGGACAGAGCAATACAAGCCCTGCTCCAACAAGCTACAGTTATGCTATGGTTAATGGAAACGGTGGTTTAGGAAGTATAGTAGGATTTGCAAGTGCTACAAATATTGGAAGTTTAAGCAACAACCCTCAATCAACTGCATTTTCAAATGGATTTAACCCAACTTGGGTGGTTATGGGGTCATCATCAAGTATTGGTAAAGGAGGACAAAGTATAACTGACCTCAGATTAATTGCTAGTGGTACATTAGCAAATAGTGGTTTTACCAGTTGGTTTATACCGTCAAGTTGTTTAAATCTTGGAAATTTAGTAGGCAATAAAACATTGCTTAGAGCTAATGCAAGTTATTCGACAGGTGGTAATGCAACAACCTGGGAATGGGCCAATCAAAGTTTTCAATTTTCAACAAGTGGCTCAGGAACAAATATTATAAACCAATGATTTTAGAATACGAAAAAAAACAATCTGTTTATGCAGAAAAGGGCTGTGAGCATATAGTCAATGGTGTTATTCGTTTTGATGATTTAATTGAGACTCAATATATCCCTCAAAACTTTACTGCAGAAACTAAATATTTTTATTTAAGAGATAATCACATTGATTGGGATATTAAGCATAGAGATGAATTAATAAAAATACACGAACAATGGCTGAAAGAACTTGGGTATGATACAGAAAATTATTTTGTGGATTTTGAAACGCACGAAATAATAGATAAAAGAAAACAAAAATTTGAATATCATCTAAATAATTTTGATGAAGAACAAGAGATGACAGAAAGTACAAGTATATAGATGAAATACGAGTTTAGTGCTAAAGATCCATCGTGGTCTATGAATATTGATGATTTATTTCAAACAACAATAGTATCTGGTGATATAGGTAAAGTTATTGACCGAGACTCAATGGATGATGTTATGAAACCAGATACGGTGACGTATGATAGTCAAAGCAATAAAGTTTTTGGTAGAACAAATAGAATATCATTAGTGCAAGGTAAAGTAGAACACACCAGTTATTGGAACGATGATGACAACATCACAGCAGCTGACATTGATAGAATGAAAGCTCTCAACAACAATGACAAAGTAAGACAGGGTGATTTTACTGAAAGCACAACAGAGGATGCAATTGCAAACAAAAAATATTTATACACATATAAATTTGGAGCAGACTATGATGTTATAAGTCCAAACTCAAGCAGACACTTATTGGCCGTGGGAACAAAGTTAGAAGCTCTTGAAGATGATACAAGATTATTTTGTGTTTTATCTAAAGAGGAAAACTTTGAAATAGATGTTTTAGATATTCCTGTAGGTGAAACAAAAACTATTAACCAAGATTACAATTCAAATTCACTTAAATATATTTTTTTTAGTCAGAGCTGCACTGTAGGCGCAGCACAAATAGATCAATATACCTGTAGAAAATTTACAAGTATTTCTATTGAAGTACAAAATACTTCAGATAAAGTTTTAAGAATATTTCTAATATCGAGGTAATAATGTGGAATTTATATAAAATTGGTAAATCATTAAATGACATTGTTAACATATACAGTAAAAATGAGGAGCAGATGGAGGAGGATAAACTTGGTATACCTGTCACAACACTATACCGAGAAATGCAATTTCCATTTGGTTTAATGATGATGAATAAAGCTACCCAAACAACTTTAGGTCAAGATATTGTATGGGGCCGTAAACACAATGATAAAGAATATGTTGAACGAACAGTCTTACCTAAATTAATGGATCTTAAATATTTATCATCTTTACCAGAAAATACAGTGGGTGCTGCGTATTATAAGATTGTAAAAAATCACGGTCTAGAAAGTTTATATAACCAAAGATTTAAAGATGCCGAAGTAAAATCTCGTCTTGATGTTGTGAGAACAAACTTATCTCGTCACGTTGTTATTTCACACGATATATTGCATACACTTTTTAAATACAATACTCACGCATTAGGTGAGGGATTGGTACAACAAATAACAGGACATTTATTAGATTACAAACCATCAAAGATTATTGGCTTCTTTGTTTTCTTATCTGTTGCAAGAAGAACAGGAGATTACAGGGGTGTTTGGGAAGTGTACAAAGAGTGCCAGGCTAATTTAAACAAGTGTGTAAAAGATATTGGCTACCGCAGTCCATTAGAATTTTTAGAAAGTGATTTAGAAGAGGTTAGAAAAAAATTTAACATTGGTGAAGTGCCTTTATATGAAGCGTTTGAAAAAAGGTATCATAATCATTTTAGTCCTTACGCTTGTCTGCATATTGAAAAGTTTGATTACTATAATCCCTGGGTAGAAAACGAAAAAAAAGATATGGAGAAGTCTAATAAGATTGACACAATATGAAATGGAACTGGCCTCTACTTAGAATCATAATTAATTTTTATAGAAATTACGGTTTACTCAAAACCATACTGTGGTTAATTTTTATATTTTTAGGTACCAAAATATTAATAATCAATGGATTTATTTATGTTGCAAACTTTTTCTTTGGTTTTGGATGGAAGTACGCACCAATATTAGATTACTTAAATGTTTTAGTTTATTTTTAAAATGACAGATCAAGCACAAAAAAATAAAGAAGATATAATTGAGATTAGGGGAGAGCTGCGTCTTATAAATCAAAAATTAGACACCCTGGTAAACAATCATATTTGGCATATCAACAGAGACATTTCCTCTTTGACTAAAATTGTTGTGACTGTATCAACAGTTTTATTTTCAGGAGTAATTACTCTCTTAATTAAGGCCTTTTTTATTTAATGGATGGCATTATCAAATACCAGAGGAGTCGTAGCAGAGCTACGAGCAGTAGCATATTTAGCAAATGACCCAGACATACTTACTTTTTTGCCCACGGGCGGTCTTGGGCCAATTGATATAATTACAATAAATAAAAAAACAGGTGAGCATAGATACTATGATGTAAAGTTTGCATCTATGCGCAAGACTGTAAAAAAAACACACAACCCACGGATCAATAGAGCTTTAAATAGCTTTCAACGATCTTTGGCAAAAAATTTAAGACCAATAAGGATAGAGATAATATATGTCGATGATAACGGACGAGTCACACTTTAACAGTGGACAGGACAAGTGGCCCTCATTTTCTTACAAAGAGTTAGCTTGTCAACATACAGGTACTATAAATCTACCAGAAGATTTTTTGATAGCTCTACAAGAGCTGCGGGATGCCTACGGCAAACCTATGAGAATAACATCAGGTTATAGATCACCAGAACATCCTATAGAAGCCAAGAAGTCCAGTCCAGGTTATCACTCGTCGGGGGCCGTGGATGTTGCCGTAAGTGGGGAAGATGCAATAAAGTTATTAACACTGGCATTAAACCTTGGCTGGACAGGTATTGGTATAAACACTCCATCGTTTATACACTTGGACCGAAGACCTAACCCAACAATATGGAAGTACTAATATGAATCCTTTGATGTTAATAAAACCTTTACTTGGTTTAGGTGGTGGCCTTCTTAATAATCCTATTACAAAAATTATTACAGAAAAAACCGTTGGTGCAATACAGCACAAAATTGATAAAGATAAAATTATAAAAGCAAAAGAGATTGAGGCTGCAAAGCAAGTTGATGTTGCCAAGATTGGTGTACAGTTAGAGCAAGTTAAGCAACAAGAGAATAGTCTTAAAGATGAATTTTTAACCCTGTGGTTTTCTGCCATACTATTAATGCATTTTTTACCCTGGACGCAGCCCTGGATGGCAGCGGGATGGGAGATACTTAAATCAGCAAACGATTACTTTTGGATAATTATACTAACAATTGTTGGAGGTAGTTTTGGTGTCACAACACTTAATAAGTTTAAAAAATGATTTGGGTTATAACTGCAATGCTATGGCACCACGATATAACAGGGCCAACATATTCAATATATAACGACGAAACATTTAAAACAAAGATAGAGTGCCTGGATTATGTTTTTTGGAATAAGGCAGAGCTAGTTTATAAACTTGTTGAAGTACACGGCACTAGAGAAGATAAAACATTAAAGACCTGGACATTTTTTTGTGAAGGAACACAGCTGGAGGAAGTATGAAAGTAAGTGACAACACCTCAATATCAATGCCTGTACGCAACCTGCTATCAATTATTGGTGCAGTTGCAGTAGGAGTATGGGCGTACTTTGGTATCGAGCAAAGATTAAATATAGTTGAGACTGAAATTCAATTGATGAACGCTGACTTGCTAAAAGCAGCGGCTCAAACCCCCATAGATCAAGAGCAATATATGCTCCTGGAATTTTTAAGTAAAGAACACGACAAGCTCAAGCAAGATGTGGAGGAAAAACTACCAATGATTGACGCTGTCGATATGCACTCACAATTTCTTGAGGACAGGGTCATAGATCTGGAAACATTAACTGACAAACTAAGGAACGGACACAGTGATTGAAGTAGTATTTGCTATCCTAATGATACAGAATGGAGCTGTTATAGAATATGTACCTACTAGCGGTATGGCTGACTGCCTGGAACAGAAACGCATTGTCACAAGACAAATTGGTGAGAATCAGGACGGCATCTCAATGCAATGCCAACAGGTCAAAGCCGAGGTCGAGATTGATATGGGTGACAGAAAAAGGATCATTAAAATTATCGAATGAAAAAGGTCAAAAACAGGATAATAGGTGATTGTGATTATTGTGGAAAGCAGCTTCACGCCTTTGGCACTCCCTTTGTTGTTGAACCTTACAAAGTCATTTACAAGAGATTTTTTTGCCACACCATCAACCCTGAAACCAATTGTTTATACAAACATTGGGGCATAGATCAGACCAAACAGGTCACCACTTTTGACAAAAAAGAAACAAAGACAACCCACTCAAACACCCCTGCAAAATAAATAATTGTTTTTATTATATTTAATGGCGGAGAGGGTGGGATTCGAATCTACCCTACCTAACAAAAATACTTTATTTACAGCCAAAAATTATTTTATCTTGGAAAAATAATGGTATAAAAAACCTCAACAAAACTCACAAAAATTTTACAAAAAAAAACAAAGACAACCCAACCCATTGAAATTTTTTTCTGTTGACCAATATGGTCTGTGTGTGGTATTTATTACATATAAAACACAAAAGTCACAGAAAGGAAAAAAAATGAATAAGATTGGACACGATCACGACAATGGCCCAGCTCTTGACGAATGGTCAGCTAATCAGCATAAGCAAAAATATGCAACCATAACTGATTATGAAAGAGTTGCCTCAGCACAATCTTTGTTAATGTCAGACTCTGCTGGTTTTCTAAAAGAGTTTAAAATAAAAATACGCAGAGACAAAGATGGCTTTTTTTATCACCCATACCTTAGAGAAACAATCAGGGAGTACGGCCCAGGCAGATATGAGGTATGGAGGAGCAAAAAGATAATATGAAAGCAACAGTACAAAGATACACAAACCGTGAGGGCAAACAGGGTTTCAAAGTGGTAGCACCCTATATGGATGGTCACCAGTTAAAAAGTAAAATAAAAAAATTCAACCCGTCAACAGACTATGCTGCTCACTCAAAACCAAAACAAGCAGCTCAAGAAGCAGCAAATGCATATTGTGCCAAAATTAACGCTACAGGGCATAATCAGTTTTTCACTGAGTATACCCTTCTAGATGGTATCAAACCGTATATATCGTCAAAACAGCACGATTATGACAACGATGATTTAAGCAAGAAGGAATTAGATAACTATAAATACCAGTGTAGTGAGCTGATAGCCAAAACTGACTTTGCAAAACAACCAATAAAAGACCTTGTTGCTGACGACTGCAAGCAGCTTATTTCTGATTTACGTGATATGGGCTGCAGCAACGATAAGATTAGACGTTGTTTGTTTAATGCAAAAGGCATACTTGATGTGTGTGTATCAAAAAATATTATACACACAAACAAGCTAAGATCGTTCAAATGGAAACAAAGAAAAAGGCAAGTTAAAGAAGTAGAGCTGATTGAGATACCATCTAAAAATGATCTAATATCAATGAAAAAAAACAGCAGCGGTGTCTACAATGCTATTGTCTCAACCGTTCCCTGGATGGGCTGTAGATGGCAAGATTGGGCTGCTCTTCGATGGTCCGACATAGGATGGAATACTGGCAGCATACATATTAACAATTTTATATGTAGGACAGATACAGGACAAGACGCAATGAAAGGCAGAGGTAAAACTGACGCTGCAAAACGATCAATACCACTCTTTAATAATGTAGCCAGAAAATTGCGACAATGGCATAATGACGACGAAAGTGACAATGAGTATGTGTTTGGCAGGAACGGCACCTGGATTGTTTACGAAACATTTAGACGCAACTTTCTAAAACTCAAAGAAAAAAGCAATGCAAAATATAATGGCGGCGTACACAGTTTTAGACACTTTTACGCATCTTTTTTAATTGATTCTAAGGTATACAGTAATTTAGAAATAGCTGCTTTCTTGGGCCACGAGGACCCAGGGTTTACAATGAAAAGGTATGCTAAATGTTTTAATGACCAGGACAAATGGTTTAACAATCTTGATAAGGTAAACAAACTCATACAATGAAAATACACGCAAAATCATTTAAAAACTTTGATGATCTAGAGGCATTTTTTATGAAAGAAATACTGCCTAACAGGGATCTATCGAGCAAAGTAATCGGTAAAAAAATATTGTATTGGCCCAGAACAAGACCATTTCAGGGGGGTGCTAGGGTACCAGGGGTGTCAAAGTAGTGGCATCCTCGTGCAAATTTGAAAGACTTTTTTTGCATTTTGGAGTACAAAACACAACTTCTTTCCCTTTATCGTCATATTCATAAGAAAAATTATTACGCTGCTTTGCATTAAATCTGACCTTGCAGCCATCACACCTAAGACTCATATTGTACTTCGGGCGGCTTAGCTTTGATTCTATATGGATCTGTCGTAATATTTTTTTTATCGTTTTCACTTGGCTGTTCTCCACTGAGTATACTTATCATATGTTTATTCATATAGTTTGCGACTACACCTGCTATGTTGTCCTGGCTTAATGTATCAGCCATATCTTTTACAGTCTCACCACGTTGGAAACACCTGGATAGCATTTTACCCGATGCTCTTAACTCTCTATCTAAATAGGAATCCTGCGGTACCATCTTGATCCAAGCTGCTTTGATTGTATAACTATGATTAGCTTTTTTTATATAATCAACAACAACTGTAAGGTTTCTGTTATCAACTTTCATTTCAAAAGTGACACAATTCATTCTGTCTGGTAATTTTTCCCGTTCAGACATTTTGTATTATTTGTATTGATCTGGCTGCGCCAGGTATCACTGCAATTTGTTTACGCCTAATCAATGATAATATATGTGACCTGGCCGTTGGTTCTGTCACTGACATAGCATTTGCGATTTCCTGATGTGATGGGCTGTAGCCGTTTTTATCAATAAATGTTTTTATAAAATCTAAAACTTTTTTCTGTGTTGGTGTCATTAATTATTCCTTTTGCGATCATATGTAATTAATTTATCTAAAAACCATTGGGCCTTTTGCAAGTCTTGTGTTGGATGCCCTTTTCTTTCAGCTCTCATAATGTATTTCAGTGTTGACCCTTTACAATAGCCACGAAACTCAGTTGGGGACAACGTATCCTCTATTATGTCAATTGTTTCATACAAGGTGCCTGTATAATGTGATGGTCTGTTTACAGGATCATCATCTACCATACAAACACCAGCATAAATAAAACTAAACCAATGATTGCAATTGCAATTGTTTTCCAACCAAACGGTGATATGTAATTCATACATCCTCCATTGCAATTAAATGCGATCTGTATTTTTCTAATGCTGTGTAAATTATATGTTCGTCAGTAATCGTTAGTCCTGCCTCAGCAAAGTCCTGTGCGATTGGTGATTTTGCATCCATTAAATTTTTACAGCTTTGTATAAGTTCTTCTATTTCATTATGACCTTTATACTTTCCTATGTAATAAATATTATTCATTAGAATGGCGCATCCTCCTCCTCTTTGACTTCTTGCAATGATACTGAATACTCATAATCTTTGCCTTCTTCAGCATCCCAAATAGATACTCGAAGCTGTCTTTCAGTTTTGTCTGCGTTAATAACAGTAATAGGCCCAGTATAATCAGGAGCTTTAGGATTGCCGTTTTTATCATTTTTATATGCTGTTCCATTGCCAACCTTTATATATTTTTTAACCATCTTGTTTACCTTTCGTTAGTTGTTTTTGTTTATTTGAAAATAGAGCCGCAAGTTTTTTGTAATCATCGTGATTTTTCTTTTGTAAATGTTCAAAAAATCTACGTACCTGCGGCTCTTCTACCACGGCTTCTAATTGACTAAGGGTATCCACAGTGTTTATTTTTTTCTCAATTAGATCTACCGTGATACGGGGGGAACTAGGCGTTTGATTTTTTTCATCTTCCGCCTGTTGTACTTCCTCAAATGATGCGACGTTGTCGTTGGTCAATCCGAGTAAACCCAAAGCTCGGCCGACAGCGTGTGTTTCGCAATTCTCAAGTGCTGAAGTTTTATTGACAGGAGTAGAATCTCTAAATTGTTCAGAGTATCCGTTTGATACTAATTCCCTGTCAATAAATATGTTTGCTTTCATCAATACACGTTTCTCATTGTTTTCTATTATTTTTGTACTGATGACAGCTCTTGTACCAAAATATTTACGCAGCAATCCAAGACGTGTTGCAACTCCTAAATAGTTTTTACCCTTTATATTCATAGATAATGTTTTTTCATTATCTTGTATTTCTTTACGAGCTGATTGTAATAACTCATCTCTATCTTGTCGTTGCTTCATTTCTGTGCCTCCTTGTATGTTTCTTGTGCGTGTTGGAGCCACTCGTCTCCAATTTTCCATTCATAATTATGCTGCCAGTCTGGGTCCAGGTCTTTTAATAAATCATTTATTACTCCGTTTGATCTCATAATTGCTCTATCACGAATAGCAGCCATACGTTTATAATGTTGTAAACTTTCTTGCATACCGTCCTTGGTTAATCTTTCACAATTTGCAGAATCAAAAATTTTATATTCTTTCTCGTTTGCATATAAAATAAAAGGTCTTTTGCCAGTAGCAAAATGATAGAAAGCTGTTTGCCTGGCGTGGTTTATGTCTGGCTCATCTTTTGGCAACGGGTTAGTCCTTACAGATTGAGTGCCGTCTTTTTTTACTTTGTTTAATCCTGGGCATTTCATTTTTTGTTCTAGTAATTTTAGTTTGTCCTCTCCATCTGTCCTGCCTTCACAAAATACATAATTAAATTTCATTTTAACTGTGTTCTCTCCAACGACTGGAGATTGCATACTCATTGATTTCCAACCGTTGTATGCATTGTTGTACATCTCCTGTGCTGCACTTTTTACATTGTCATAATACTTTTTATCATCGTCGTCCCACGGCTCATATTTTTCAATGGCCATACCTAATACATCGTCACCCTTTGTCTTGCTTGTCTTTTTTTTATTAGGTACATACTCACCTGTATCAAAAGTATATATTTCATCACAAAAATTTAATTGGCATATGTCACCAATTGTGGTGCCTAAAAACATTTTGAAAGTTGATCTTAATTTTCTACGTTCCGCAGAAGTTAAAACAGCGTATTTATATGCCCATAACGCTACGCTTGAGTTTAACTGTGTTGGTGAATAATGATTGATACCAAGATCGGTAAATGCCTGGGGCGGTAATTCTAATATTTCATCTAAATTTTTCATTTCTTTCTTGCCAAAAAATTTAAAAAAAAAATTTAAGTTTTGCAAATATTTTTAAAATATTTTTTATAGCATTGACCAAAGTTGTCCTGTGGATTTGTGTATAAATATATAAATACTTATAAAAGCTACAAAATTTTAACCCAGGATATAAACATATAAAAAATATGTATGACAGAAAACGGGTAATAATAATTGACACGCCTGGACAAATTTAAACCAAGATAAATAAAATATAGATCCGTGTATTTATTTTTTATGATTGCCTAAGTATTGTAAACAAAATATGAATTTGAATGAGTGGTGTGACATAACTGGCAAGTCTAAAAAAGAAATAGCCAGGCAGCTGGGCGGTATTAGTCCTAGATCGGTCTTTAGATGGGCCACTGCTGAGAGATTTCCTAAACCTGCAGAGTTGGTTAAAATTTCAGAAATTACACAGGGAGCTGTGACGGCTAACGATTTTGTAAAACAGTGGGCTGAACGGAATGGTCAAAAAAAATAAATTTTATCACGGTAAATTTCCACTTGTTTGCATTGAGTGGGAGGACGCCCAGGACCACGAGACAGGATGGAGCAGTTTAAAAAAAGCAGAACGACACGAGACAGCTCCAGTTATAAGTGTTGGCTGGATTGTAAAAGAGACTGAAAAAAAATATGTTCTGGCTGGTGATTTTATTCTTGAGGATTTAGAAACGAGCAGAATAACATCTATTCCAAAAGATTGGTGCCAAAAAGTGACAAAGCTATTATTTAAAAATGATAGTTGAGTTAACCTGGCACGAGTACTACGCCGCTGCTCTTGTGGGTATGTTAAGAAAAACGCAAAGCATACACAGAAAACATCAGGACGGGTACGGGGCCACTATGAGCAGTAAACCAGTGTATGACTCTGGCTGGGCAGTTGTCTCTGCGGCGTCTGAGATGGCAGCTGCTAAGGGTTTAAATCGGTATTGGGATTTTAGCGTCAACACCTACACGCAAAGTGACCTGCACGAGATTGAGGTAAAATGCCAAATGCATTACACCCAGGACCCCGCCAAAGATGCAAACTATTTGATTATTAGGCCCAATTATTCTGACCTGCAAAAATATTTGCTTGTGATATGCCACGGTCACACAAAATATGAATTGGCTGGATATATACACGGGAGTGAAGCCAAGAACACAGAATACGTCACAAGTGTTGGCAACAGGCCCTGGTTTTACAAAGTACCAATAGACAAATTAAAACCTGCAAAAGAGCTGCTATGAAATTTCTAGATACCATTATTATTTTTAGTATATTTTGTATTGTTTCACTTAACCTGTACGTGTACGCCAAGCATTACGACTCAAACTATTGCGCAGCTGAAGTTGACTATATAAAACACGGTATCGGCGTCCTATTAGATCACCACGGGCTAGACCATCTTGAGTAATAATGCAGCAAAATGGGCTACCTTTATTCGTTCGGGTATCAGCCCTAGGGCAAAGGTCGTATACCTCATTCTTTGCGAATATATGGCAAAGTATGGGCGTGTCTATGTCAGACAAAACACCCTTGCAAAACAGCTCAAGTGGTCCAGGCGTACCGTGATTAGATCCCTAGACGAATTGGAACGGGCCAAATGGATTGCTCGTAAAAGATTACCGAGCAGTTGTATGTATTATGTTAAGGAACAGCTCTTAACTGATGTGTCACCCGTGGCAGATATTAATAGAATACTTAATACTAATAATACTAAAAATACTACTAAGAATACTAAAGTAAGAGTGCCAGATATGGCATATATCGGAAAGCGTCTATCCAGGGGGTATAAGATGAAAGTACAAGAGCCAAACACCCCACTCAAAACGACAAAAGCGGAGCAGGACAGGAAAAATAAATTCCTGGAATCAATGGACAAGTATGACCGTGCCAAGTGGTGGGCTGCCTATATGGACGGTAAAATCAAACCCCCCAAAGGCTTCAAGATATGACCATCACGTCTGTACAAATTATTGATATGTTTGAAAAGGCCAACGATGTTGAAAAAAAATTACCACCAGCAATCAAAAATGGTATGGCCTCTATGCGGTTTGATGTTGTCAACGATGCAACAGAACACGCCGCCTGGCATAAAGCTAAACCCAGGTTTATTGCTACCGCCAACGAGATTGCAATTTTTGAATATGTGTTATTTTATTTAAACCCTATGCTTAGCCAGGAAGAACGTAAATTGGTCTGGGCTAGATCTATTAGAGTGCCTTGGCATTATATCGGCAGCAATATATTAAAATGCAGCCGCCACACTGCAAAAAAACGATACCTGGAAGTCATAAGAATGTTAAGAATGAGAATATTGATTAGTGAAGAGCTTACAAAAAAGCTGCCAAGGATATGACACCCCTGGCAGCTCTTGTTTATTAAATTAGGTTATCTCCTTTCTTCAATCTTTTTAAAATATCTAACAATCCATATTTGTTTGAGTCAAAATATTTGTCTCTTTCAATGCCCAAACCAAATGCACCTTTAATGCTTTTTAATTCTGCTAAAGTCACATAGCCCAGCTCAGGCATACCCATACCAAGATCGCAAACACCAAAAGCAATGTTGTTGTCATCAAGCTCAGACAGGTACCACCTGGACTGTCCAGTTGGATCAAAAAATTTAACAACAGCATTGAAACTCTTGCTGCCATCTTGCGCAGCAGAATTGGCCCTTAACTTTTTCTCGATTGGTTTAGTTAATAGTTTCATATAACACCTCCCATATTTTTTTTGATCATATCAATTGCAGCTGCCTTGCTCACTACTTGCCAGGCAAACTCTCTGTTCTTTGTTAATTCGTCACAATAGCCGACTCTCCAGCCGCCGTGGCCATCATTTTCACAATAGCCATATTCAAAACCAACAACAGGTTTTTTAACTTTTCTTTCTGTTCTGTAAGTTGACGGTGAATCAGTAGCCCCGTGTCGATAACCATAAGGCAATTTTATAAATTTAATTTTTTTCATTGTACCCCCTATATTAAATTTATGTGTTGAAGATAAGCAATGCTGCCGCAGAAAACTAGCAGCAGCACGTTAAACCAGACTTTGTCAGATAGCTCCTGGATTTTTTTAGGCAGTAAATCAATCACGCTGCAACCTCATACTTATTAAAATCGTCAGACTGATATAAGTATTGAGCATCACTGAGCAACGAGACAACCAGGGCAGAGAATTGGCCATACTTGCTGACAATGTGATTGCCTAGATTGTCATTGATTACTGCAGCCAGTTGTTTTTTGCTGTATCTATTACCCTCAGCAGCTACTGACCTGACAGAGTTTCTCATAAGATTGTTATAAGTCACAATGTCCATATCCTGGACCGACTCTGATTTTTTGCAAAGGCAGTCATAAACTGAAATGTAATATGACTTGGTATTTTTAGAATATGAAAATCTTATTTCATAATTTACTGACTTGTCGTCATCTAAGTAAACAAACAATGAATATGATCTCTCTCCAAATCTACCGTAAAGTGTTGATATTTTTTCCATATTTGTTTTTCCTTTCTGTACATTTATAACCTTAATGACCTTTTTGGACATTGTCAACCCCACACACACATTTTTTTTAATTTTTTTTTATTAGACAATTTTGACCGAATAAACTAACAAATATTATATAATCAGCAAATCATTATGCCAGGACGACCAAGCAAAAAAGTTGCCTGTGAGAGTATGACCAGGAGAAGCAATTATACTGTCCAGTGCAAAGCAAAAGGTTATTTGATGAAGTCTGGTTTTTATCGTTGCAAAAATCACGGAGGATACAGCACAGGCCCAACGAGTGAGGAGGGAAAAATAAAAGCCCTTCGCAATCTTGTGAGTATGAAAAATAAAACCAATGATGAAATTAGAGAAATACTCAGACAGAATACTAGAGCAGCTACAGTTAGGAACGCCCCTGACGAAGATTGCCAAGCAAAAGGATATGCCAGGACTGACAACAATATACAAATGGGCCAGAGATAACAAAGAATTTGCAGCAGACTTGCAGGACGCAAGAAAGACGGGAGCAGCTACCTGGCTTGATAGATGCTTAGAGTTATTAGAACAGAAAGACATACCACCAAATCAATTGGGTTTCTTACGTGAGCAGATGCACCATTACAGGTGGCTTGCTAGTAAATTAATCAGTGTTTATGGTGACAAGTCAGAAGTAAAACAGACAGGAGAAAGCACAATCAAAGTTATGTGGGAGTCGGATATTCCCAGCTCTTCACATCAAACGCACGCTCTCGCACACGGGGGAGGAGTTCAGGAGCAGCTGGACAACCCAGTCAAACAAATACAGCCTGAAAAATAAGAGTATAACTGGCGTGTGTGTGGTATTTATATCTACACAGGCGTATTTTTTGGCAGTTTTTTGCAGCTCGACCCCACCCAGGACGGGGTGCCGTTTTGTTATATATATATATAGGACTTGAGTACGCACGATGACAGACAAACCAGATGTAAAAGCAGCAGTCTATTTTGATCAATTGCAGCGTAAAGTTGTTGTTGAGATAGGCGTTTTTGAAGATGATGACGACGCCAAAGCTGCGTGTGATTTTATTATAAATTTATTAGATTTGCATAAGACCAGTATACCGTTTGAGGCAACGGTGCATTAATGCAGGTTATAAAAATACCGTATTCACCAAGGCCACAACAAAGGGTTTTGCACGAGGCGTTGCAAAAATACCGATTTGCCGTTTGTGTGATGCATAGACGAGGCGGTAAAACAATATTTTCGATTAATCATTTAATCAAAGAGGCGTTAACAACACAGCACAAAGACTTTAGAGGTGCATTTTTTTGTCCGACACGAGTACAGGCAAAGCAAGTTGCTTGGGACTATGTCAAAGAATACTCCAGGATGATACCTGGTATGAAATATAACGAGACTGAGCTTAGGGCAGACTTCCCGAACGGCGCAAGAATATCTTTGTTTGGCTCAGAGAATATAGATGCTGCCCGTGGATTACGGCTGGATCTAGTGGTCAACGACGAATATGCACAAATGGACAGCAGAATGTTTAGTGAGGTGCAGCGTCCAGCAATTGCTGATAGACAAGGCAAGGTAATATTTATAGGTACCCCGAACGGGATGGATGCCTTTTACCATTTATACGAGGATGCCAAAAGCAATCCTGAATGGTTTACCTGTTTGTTTAAGGCAAGTGATACAAAACTATTGCCTCAAGAAGAGTTAGACTCTGCTAAAAAACTGATGACAGATGATCAGTACCAGCAAGAGTTTGAGGTAAGTTTCACAGCAAACCGCAGTGGAGCTATATACTCTAAATTTATCGAAAAAATGGAAGAGGAGAAAAGAATTGGACTATATCCGTATGATGTGGGATTCCCTGTTGACGTCTATTTCGACTTGGGTATCTCCGATAAAACGTGTCTTTTATTCACTCAAACAATTGGTAGAGGATTATTCGTCATTGACTGTTATGATAATAGCAATTATGGCCTTGATCATTATGCTGCAGTTATAAAAGATAAAAATTATTTTATAAGAAATTACATTTTCCCGCACGATGTTGCGGTAAGGGAAATGTCAACTGGACACTCCAGGCAAGAATATGCGTATCAATTAGGTATGCGGCCAATAAAAATTTGTCCAAAGCTGCCTATAGAAGATGGGCTGCACTCAGGACAGATGCTGTTGTCAAAAACATATATTGACCGTGAAAAATGCAAACCGTTTTTAGATGCAATGAAATGGTATCATAGAAAGTTTATGGATAAGGACAGAACATACTCTAGGCCCGTTCACGACTGGAGCAGTCATTATGCAGATTGCTGGAGGTATGTGGCAGTAGCACACCAGGAATTAGATTTAAATCAGCTGCGACCACCGCAAAAAGTGGCTGCAGGTCTAAATTACAACCCGTTAGGAGATTAATATGGGATTTTTGAAACCAAAACCGATAATTATGCCAGTGGCAGCACAGGCACCGCCACGTCCAGCCCCGACACCACCACCAGCGTCAATAGAAGCTGAGTATAAAGATAGTGAGGGCAACACAACAACAGCTAAGGCTGAGGCAGAAAAAAAGGTTAAAATGAAAAAAGCAGGACTAACTAAAAATATTTTAACAGGTCCACAAGGCTTAACGGACGACGCCGATATTTATACACCAACATTATTAGGATAATTGGATATAGAGGAAACACAGGACCATAAGGACCTGTATAATTTTTTAATAAAAAATAAATTTGCTTTTTTGGATGATCACGAAGATGTTCTTGAATATGCAAAAATATATAAATTTATAAAAAACAACAACACAGCTGGATACGTTTGGCTGTATCAATTAAAACCAAAAGAATATATGGTGCATCTATATATTCACGACGACTACAAAGGCAAAACCTTAACACGTTTTGTTGTAAACAAATTCTACGAGATGACGGCACAATATGCTAATTCATTAATTGCTGACCCAATTGATAAAAATCTCATTGAATTATACAAACGAATTGGATGGCAACAAACATCAAGCCATTCATCAAAAATTAAATTACCATACCAATGGAGGACCAAAAATGGGAGCAATAAGAAAAATAGCAAAAAAAGCATTTAAAAAAATAATACCAACACCAAGTGTGGTTGAACCAGCGGCACCACCACCAGCGGCCCCTGCACCTGCACCAGCACCTGCACCAGTGGCAGTATCTGCACCAGCACCTAAACCCGCACCAGCACCCGCAACGAAACCAGCTGCACCAGCTGCAATGGCAAAAGCGGAGCCAACTGAAAAAGAAAAAACGGTTGCACTCAAGAAAAAAGGATTTAAAGGTTTAGCAAAGACAGGGCCTAAAGGAATATTAGGTGACCCGATTTTGTATAAGCCAACATTACTGGGTTAATGTATCAATCAAATACTATGTTGTCAGCTCCGTTTAACACGATGAAAATATCAGCTGCAACAGATATGACTAAGTCTTTAAAACCGAAAAAAAAACAAGGTAGAATTTTTACTGAAATGAATAATCTGTATGGACTAAATTCATTGCGCCAGGGTAAAAAAACATTAATAGGTTATTAATATGAAAGCAACCGAGCTTACAAAACAATTCGATAAATTAAAATCTTCAAGAGCAAACTGGGAATCACACTGGCAAGAAGTGGCTGATTATTGTTTGCCTAGGAGAGCCGATGTGACAAAATCTAGGAGCAAGGGTGATAAAAGGACAGAATTTATTTTTGATGGTACAGCACTTCACGCACTAGAATTGTTATCATCATCTCTACACTCAATGCTTACAAACTCAGCAACCCCCTGGTTTGATATGCGATTTAAGGATGAGTCTTTTAGACAAGACGAAGCCGCACTTGAGTGGCTAGAAACATCTACACGGACAATGTATATGGCGTTTGCCCGTTCAAATTTTCAGCAAGAAGTTCACGAGGTCTATAGTGATTTAGTGGCTTTTGGTACGGCCTGTATGCTGATTGAGCCTGATGACGAAAATGTTATCAGATTTAACACACGACATATCAAAGAAGTTTACGCTGCAGAAAATCACAAAGGCATTGTAGATACAGTTCACCGTGAATTTAAAATGACAGCACTAGCTGCTTTTAAAAAATTTGGTGACAAGCTGCCAAAAGTAATTCTTAAAAAAGTAAATGATCATCCGTACGAAGAGGTGACGCTACATCATTGTGTAAAACCAAACGATAATTTTAATAAGTATAGACTTGATAATAAATCGATGGCGTTTGCATCTATTTACTATCACAAAGACGAGAACCAAATAATATCTGTAAGCGGATACAATGAGTTTCCATACATTGTCCCAAGATACTTAAAATCATCAAGTGAGGTGTATGGCAGATCACCATCAATGACAGCATTGCCTGATATTAAAATGTTAAACAAGATGGCAGAAACTACAATCAAAGCTGCTCAAAAAATGGTTGATCCACCATTGCTCGTACCAGACGATAGTTTTATCTTGCCTGTAAGAACACAGCCAGGAGGATTAAATTTTTATAGATCAGGTTCACGAGATAGAATTGAACCTTTAAACATCGGAGCTAACACGCCCGTTGGTTTGAATTTAGAGGAGCAAAGGCGTAAATCAATACAGCAAGTTTATTTTATTGATCAACTTATATCAGAACAAAACCAGCGTATGACTGCAACAGAAGTTATGCAACGGAATGAAGAAAAAATGAGATTGTTAGCACCTGTACTTGGTCGACTACAAGCGGAAATGCTACGTCCTTTGATTGATCGTGTATTTAATATTTTATTAAGAGAGAAAAAATTACCTGAACCGCCTGAACAATTACAAGGTCAAACTATCGATATAGAGTATGTATCACCACTAGCAAGGTCACAACGACAAGGTGATGTTCAGGCAATATTACGTACTATGGAGATGATAGCACCACTCAGTGATCGTTTACCTGTGATGGATCACATAGACCCTGATATGTTAGTGAAACATATAACAGATGTATTGGGCGTTCCAAGAAAAGTTCTAAGATCGGATCAAGAAATAGAAGATATTAGAAAATCAAGAGCTGAACAAGAACAAGCGGCTATGCAGCAACAAGAGTTAATGCAAAATGCACAAGCGGCAGGTCAAGCAGCTCCAATGGCAGAAGTGCTACAGAAAGGAGAGTAGATGGATGAAAAAGAAAAAGCCAAAATACTAAAACAAATTATAACTGATTATAAAATGGTTTTTGGATCTAAAGAGGGCGAACGGGTCCTCGAGGATCTAAAAAGAAGGTGTCATTTTTACGCAACAACAAATGTTAAAGGTGACAGTCACGAGTCAGCTTTTTATGAGGGACAGAGAGCTGCCGTGTTATGGATTGATAATGTCCTCAAACAAAAGGAGAAATAATGTCAGAAGAATTACAGACAACTGTAGCGGAGGAGCAACAAACTCCCACGCAATCTGCAACGACAACTGAAACACCAGCTAGGTTTATTGATGGCTTAGCTGAAGAAATTAGAAACGAACCGTCTTTGCAAAACATACAGGATGTAAACCAACTTGCTAAAGGTTATGTCCACGCACAGCGGATGGTAGGTGCAGACAAAATTGCACTGCCAAACAAACACGCAACTGAAGATGATTGGAACCAGTTTTACGGAAAACTTGGTAGACCAGATTCACCAGAGGCGTATGAGATAAATTATACAGCACCATATGAGGGTTATGAGGCAACAAACCTCCCTGGTTTTCAAGATGCTGCTTACAGAGCAGGACTTAATACAGATCAAGCACAGCTTTTGCTAGATTGGTATTCTGAATTAGAAACAGAAACATTACAGTCAAATGATGCTGCATCAGAAACACATAGACTATCAGCTGAACAAGATCTAAGGCAAGAATATGGACTTGCATATGATAAAAAATTAGCTGAGGCAAATGGTGTTTTTCAAAAATTTTTCGGTAGTGAAATGGCCCAGGTTGTATTAGAGGATGGATCATTGCTAGGTAATAATGCACAATTTATAAAAGCATTGACAAACCTTGCACAAAACTTTTCTGAAGATACAATCACAGCGGATCAACACGCTACAGGAGCTATGACGCCACAAGAAGCAAATGCAGAGATAAGCAAGCTGACTGCGCCTGGTACTGCGTATTGGGATAAATTACACCCAAACCATCAACAGGCCGTGGACGATGTTTTTAAATTAAGACAAATGGCTCACCCAGATTTAGCGGAATAATCTTTTTAAGACTCCGTTTGACAGCTGAGTATAGATCAGCCGATTAGCAATCGTAAAATGTAAGAGGACCCGAAAGGATAATTTTCTGATTTTTTTTAACTTAACATTGTAAAAAAGGAGGACTCTATGAGTTCACAAATTACAACTGCATTTGTCGAGCAGTATTCTGCTAACGTACAAATGTTGTCACAACAGATGGGATCACAACTCAGATCTGCGGTGGATGTTGAGAGTATTACAGGAAAAAATGCGTTCTTCGAACAAATTGGTTCTGTAGCAGCTGTTAAGAAAACTTCAAGACACGCTGATACGCCACAACTGGATACTCCACACGCACGTAGACGAGTAAGTCTAGATGACTATGTGTGGTCTGATCTTATCGACGATGTTGACAAAGTTAGAATGTTAATCGATCCAACTAGCTCTTACGCCAAAGCAGCCGCTGCTGCTATGAATAGAGCTATTGATGATGTTATCATTACAGCTTTGGGCGGCACTGCATTTACTGGCACTACTGGTGGAACTTCAACGGCTCTGCCAACTGCAAGTAAATTTGCAACATCAAACCAATCAGATGGTTTAACTATTGCTAAGTTATTAGCGGCTAAAAAGCGTTTTGACTTACAAAGTGTTGATCCATCAATCCCTAGATACATTGTATGTGGTCCACAACAAATTTCTGATTTGTTGGCAACTACTGAAATTAAATCTAGTGATTTTAACACAGTTAAAGCCCTAGCTCAGGGTGATGTAGACAGTTTCTTAGGATTCAAGTTTATTACATCAAACAGACTTAGCTTTGACTCAACTAACACGGATGACAGGTTATGCTTTGCCTTCACTCAAGACGCAGTAAAACTTGCTATTGGCAAGGACATTACAGCTAAAATTGACGAGAGAAACGATAAAAACTACTCGACTCAAGTTTACTACTGTATGTCAGTAGGTGCGACTAGAATGGAAGAAGTAAAAGTATTCCAAATTCCGTGCAACGAATAATAGGAGGATATTATGGCTACAGTTTATTCAGTTCAAAAAACTAAATACAACCAGAATGTACCTTCTGAAAAAATCAAAGCTAATGAGCTTGGTGGCAGAATGAGGGTTGCTTACGCACAATACGAAGCATCTTCTCTAGCATCTGGCGATGACATTGAAATGTTTATCCTGCCTGATGGTGCAAGAATATTGCACGGCTACTTAGCACACGATGCTATGGGTAGCTCCACAACACTAAGTGTTGGACACGGAGCATACAAAAATGCAGATGGTACATCTGTCGCAAAAGACGTTGATGAGTTCTATGCAGCAGCAGCTTCTACTTCAGCCCAAAAGGTGAACGTAGCAAACACTCTTGCTCTTGGATCAGGTATCGAGGTCGACGCTGATGGTGACGGTTATAACGTGACTGTGACTATGGGCGGTGCAGCAGGTACTGGCTCAATTGAATTAACAATGTTTTACGTTGTTGATTAATTAACTAGGGCGGCCTACGGGCCGCCCATTAATTAGGAGATTTATAAATGAGTGACACTCACAAAACAAAAGACGGCAGAACCGTAAAAAAAGGTTTATATTATTATATGAACAAAAGAAAAGCTGCAGGCACAAGCCGTAAAGGCAAAGGCACTGTGACTGATAAAGCCCTAGCTCAATCTGCAAAAACTGCATACGATCCAGGCAAAAAAAAGAAAACAATGGTAGGTTAGGAGATATTTATGCCACATACACCCACACACCAAAACAAAAATAAAAAAAACAAAAATAAAAATAAAAGCCTGGCAGCTATGTATGGCGATCCAAACGTAGTCACTAGAGGTGATGTTATTGCTGCAGCTATCAAAAATAAAAAGAAAAATACTTTGGTAGGTTAATGGCTAAAAAAGAACACCAAAACCCATCAGGTGGACTGAACAAAAAAGGCAGAGAATTTTATGGTGTAAAAGCACCTGTAAGCAAAGGCACTAACCCTAGACGAGTTAGTTTTGCTGCAAGATTTTCTGGTATGCAAGGTCCTTTAGAAAAAGATGGTAAACCGACAAGGTTAAAACTTGCACTGAAAAAATGGGGTTTTGGAAGTAAAGAAGCGGCAGCTAGTTTTGCTGCCAACAACAAAGCATCAAACAAAAAAAAGACACTTGTAGGTTAATATGACATCAGTAGTAGAAATTTGTAATTCAGCACTTAACAGTCTAGGTGCTTCAAACATAACAGCATTGACTGAGGACTCACGCAACGCAAGATTATGCAATCAAAGATACGAGCCAATTCGTGACGCTATTTTTAGAACGCATTATTGGAATTGTCTTGTAAAACGTGTTGAGTTAGCCGCAGACAGCACTGCTCCAGTTTACGAATACACACAACAATACACATTGCCCACTGACTGTATCAGGGTTATCCAAATAGGAGGGTTTCATAATGGATCATCTTCTATGCTTGATAACGGACAAACATATAAATTAGAGGGTAGAAAAATAGTGACAGACGAGGAAAGTGTATTTCTAACTTATCTTGCAAAAATAACTGACCCGCAGCAATATGATACTCTTCTTATTGAAACAATTGCTGCAAGATTAGCTGCAGAATTAGCTTATGCAATAACACAATCTAACACAGTTGCATCACAGCTTGACGCTATTTATAGAGATAAATTAAAAGAGGCAAGATTTGCAGACGCTACAGAGGGAACACCGTACGATATTGATGCTAGTACATTTATAAATTCGAGGTACTAATGGCAAAAACTACTTTTGGCTTTGCAAGTTTTACATCAGGTGAACTGTCACCAAGACTTGACGGGCGAATAGATTTAGAAAAATATTTTAGTGGTACAAAAACTTTAGAAAATATGGTCATACACCCACACGGAGGCGCATCTCGCAGACCTGGGACCAAGTTTGTTGCTGAAGTAAAAAACAGTGGTGATCAAACAAGACTTATACCTTTTGAGTTTTCAACGACACAAACTTATATGATGGAGTTTGGCGATCAATATATTAGATTTTTTAAAGACAACGGTATCATCACAGAAGCTGCTAAAACAATAACAGGTATTACAAAAGCTAATCCTGGCGTAGTCACTGCATCCAGCCACGGCTATTCTAACGGTGATTATGTAATTTTAAGCGGCATAGTTGGTATGACAGAATTAAACGGCAGACAATTCAAAGTTGCTGGAGTTGCTACTAACACATTTCAATTACAAGATACCGACGGCAACAATTTTGATACATCATCACTTACAACGTACGCATCAGGCGGCGAGGCATTTAGAATATATCAAATAACATCACCATACGACAAAGCTGATTTATTTGAGATTAAATATGCACAATCTGCTGATATTATGTACATCGTCCATCCTGGTTATGCTATACGTAAATTAACACGGACAGGACACACTTCCTGGACACTCAACACCGTTTCAATAACAGGCTCCCCTTCACCAGGCCTTACAGGGTCAGATAACTTTCCAAGCTCAGTGACATTTTTTGAACAAAGATTAGTTTTTGCTGGTACAAATAATAATCCGCAATCTTTATGGTTTAGCGTAGGCGGTAGTTATGAAAATTTTGCTACAGGTACTAACGCTACCGATGCTATGATCTACACAATTGCAAGTAATCAGGTTAACGCTATAAGATTTTTATCTAACCAAACACAATTGTTGATTGGTACTACAGGCGGTGAATTTATTGCAACATCTGGTACAAATAGTGAGCCAATTACACCTACAAATATTCAGATCATAAGGCAAACAAACTACGGATCAGCCAATGTTGACGCAATTCAAATTGCTAACGTCACAATGTTTTTGCAAAGAGCAAAACGAAAAGTAAGAGAGATGGTTTATAACTACGAGGTTGATGGTTTTATTGCACCTGATATGACAATTTTAGCGGAACATATAACCAAAGGCGGTCTTAAAAGTTTTGCATACCAACAAGAGCCAGATTCGATTTTATGGGCCACAAGAAATGATGGTGTACTACTGGGCTTAACTTACCAAAGAAATGAAAAAGTTGTTGGGTGGCATCGTCACATTCTTGGTGGGTATGATTATAATAGTAAAAATATTGCCAGGTCTTTTAAAAGTTTTACGTCTAATGGTAGCAATGTAAACATAACATCAAACAGCATAACAATCAGCTCACACGGTTTTTCAACAGGTGATCCTGTTTATTATTTTACAGAAACAAATGCTATTGGTGGAATTACAACAGACTTACTATATTTTATAATATCAGTTGACTCTAACACAATAAAATTAGCAACCACAGCTGCAAACGCAACAGCGGGTACTGCGGTCGATTTAACATCAGCACCAAGCACAGACACCACTCAATTTATTTTTAAGGGTGTCAATCTTGCTACTAATGTAGTGTATTCTGCATCACACGGATTATCTACGGGTGATCATTTTTATTATAATTTAGGCGGCACTGGTTTAAGCAACATAACAGACAAAGCTAAATATTTTGTGAAAAAAATAGATGATGATCAATTTAAAATTGCACTAGACAGTAAATTAAAAACATTTGTCGATTTACAGTATGATGTAAGTGTGACATCTGCCAGGACTGATAAAATTTTAGTTGATGCAACCGTTGAGTCTATTGGTGTCATACCGTCTGATCAAGATGAGTATCAATTATATTTAGTTGTAAAAAGATACATTAACGGAGCTACAAGAAGGTTTGTTGAATTTTTAACTGCTTTCGATTTTGGTGAGACACAAGATGATGCTTTCTTTGTGGACAGTGGCCTTAGTTATGACGGAAGCCCGACAACATCAATAACTGGATTAAGTCACCTAGAGGGTGAGACTGTATCGATACTGGCTGATGGAGCCACACACGCAGACAAACTTGTTAGTGACGGTGCCGTGACTTTAGACAGGGCAGCACAAAAAGTGCATATTGGATTGAATTATGATTCAATCTTGCAAACCTTACGAATAGAGGCAGGAGCTGCGCAAGGTGTTGCACAATCTAAAATTAAAAGAATAAATGAAATAACAGTACGATTACACAAAACTCTAGGCGTAGAAGTTGGCAGTGATTTAGAATCTATGGAGAATATACCTTTTAGGTCCTCAGCAGCATTGATGGATACACCAATTGATTTATTTTCTGGGGACAAAAAAATTGAGCTGCGAGATGATTATAATAGTGATGGGCATATTTTTGTAAGACAAACACAGCCATTGCCTTTGACTGTACTGTCAATATACCCAGAGCTAACAGTTTACGAAGGTTAATGCAAATTATAGCTTTTAAAGCAGAACACGGTAGATACATAGCGGAACGACGGATGAATAATGATCTTATGAAGGTTCGTCCTGAATATTATGATATGTTGGATCAGCTTGAAAAACCTGGTATGAGTTGGACAGGAATAGTTGATGATAAAATTATTGCTGCAGGAGGTATGATCAATATGTGGGGAAATGTCTATGAGGGTTGGGTGATGGCCACTAACGATATACACAAACACCCAATACAAACAGCAAGGATTATAAAAAAAATTTTTGATAAGGTTATGACTGACAATAAGGTCGAAAGATTACAAACAACGGTAAGATCAGATTTTGAAACAGGACACAAGTTTGCAAAATGGCTGGGATTACATTCAGAGGGTGTTATGAAAAAATATATGGACAACAACGATTATGATTTATATGCGAGGTTATTTTAATGGGTGATCCAGTCACAATAGCAATAGCAACAGCTGCAACAGCAGGAGCTGCTGGTCAAATTTACGCTGGTAAAGCTGCTGAGCAAGAAGGTAAAGCAAACCAAAAAATTGCAGAACGAAACGCAATTAAGGCAGAGCAAGATGCAGAACAATCAATTGCTTTAGGCAAAAGAAATGTATCTATTTTTGAAAAAGATTTTAATTCATTGCAAAGCCAAACAACAGCATCATATTTAAAATCAGGTGTTAAACTTGAAGGGACACCGATAGAAGTGTTAACAGCTATGTATGCAGAAGCTGAGCTAGAAAAAGAAATAATAATGTACAATGCAAAAGTAGATAGTGCAGATAAAATTGAACAAGCCGTTATATCTAGGATGGAAGGTGCGGCTGCACTAGCAAGAGGTAAAAATGCAAAAAAAGCATCATACTTTAATGCTGCATCATCACTATTAGGAGGGGCTGCAAAAGCTATGCAAACATAATGGTAAAAATTCCAACATATAAATCTGAAACAAGACCGATAGCAAGGCCAACAAGAAACAGACCATTTTTAACAAGCAATCCAGGTCAAGTAGGCAATGCAGTGTCTAATTTTGCAAATTCAGCAGCTGATCTTGCGATAACTGTATATGAGAAAAATAAAAGAATATCTGATGATAGATTACAGACACAAGTGATGAATGATTTTACTGTAGATATAACAGATTTAAACAATAAATATAAAACAAGCAGTGATGTAGAAAATGGGGCCAGAGAATACAAAGCTGAAGCTGACAAAATAATACAAAAATATTATGCAAACATACAAGATAATAAACACGTCAGTGAGTGGTTTTTTAACACAGCAAACACACAGGTAAGGGGATACTACCCAAGCATTGAGAATAGTATTTACAAAAACAATTTAACAAAGGTTTCTGAAGATCTTACGGATTCAAAATTTTTAATGATGAATACCTGGTTAAATGCTGACGCTGATGGAAATAGAATTATAAAATCACAGCAAGAGGATAATATGTTTGGTAGTGAAAACGTACTAGGCATTTATGACAAACTTGTAAGAAAAGGCGTCAAACCAGAATTAGATAAACAACAATTTAATGATAATTTAAAAGCTGAGTTAAGTGTATTACACGCAAATAAATTAATTGCAGAAAATTTAGAAAAATTTTATGAGTTGTATGAGGACGGCGCATATAACTCTTTAGACCCAGAAGTTGTCCAACAATTAAAAAGTTCAGCAGATGGACAAAACAGTAAAAATCAAACCAAAGCTCTTGCAGCATTAAGTTCAACAGCTTCTGAGTTAAAAGACGAAATTAAAGATGTTATTGATATAAACAAAGACGATTATATGCCAAGCGTAAGCAAGGTAAATGATTTATTGGAAAAAGCAGAAAGTGTAAGTGCTGCACTTATTGCAAACGGAAAAGTGGGCCTATTCGATGAAATACAAGACCTTAATAATTCGATAGAGGTTTTTAAATATATAGAGCCATTTAAAAAAGCATCTTTGTCTGACATACAGGCAGAATATAATCAAGTAAGGGCATTTAATTATGCAAGCTCAGGCAGTGACGATTTTAACTCATTAAATGTATCTAAAGAAAAAGCTCTAAAAAAATTAATTGATTTTAGAAAAAAGAACGAGGATAAAAATTTATTAAGTGTTGCAAATTCTGTTGGCCTTAATGTACAGCCAATTGATTTTACAGACATAGATAGGTCTGATCCTGAAGATATGACCCTATTATATGACAGGGCAGCAACAGCTGTTGCTACAGCTAGCTTATACAACAAACCTATACCACAGTTTTTTTTAGAAACTGAACGTAGCCAAATTTCTCAAATATTGGCCACTGGAAGTGAAGATCAAATAAAAAATCTAATTGTAAATGTAAGCCAAATGTCAGGTGAATATGGATACGCTGCGTTTCAACAATTATCTGATATTGACGGTGCTGACGGCATTGCAATGATAGGCACTTTGTATTCAACTACAGGCCCTGCAACACACATAGATAGTGCAATTAAGGCATTTGTTTTAAGGGATGATAAAAATACACAGGATATTTTAAATCAATATAAATCAACAAAATTTGAATATTCAAATATTAAAACTGATGCTTTTTCAATATTTCAAACATCACCACTGCTTGATGACAGAAAAACATACAATATGCTAAATGAAGCTGCAGATTTAATTTACCAAGGATTATTACTTAGTGATCCTGCAACAGCAAAGAAATTTAATAGTGGCACAGAGCCAATAAAGAAAGCAATTGAGCATATGGAAAATGCGGTTCAATATGCAGCTGGTTATTCCAATGGGTATGGCGGTTTAGAAGAATATAATGGCTACAAACTTATCGTGCCAGGAATATATCAAGAGCAAACTTATCACTTCAATTCAGTTCAAAATCCAGGTGGTTTTTTTAATAAAGGTTTTGGATTTAACCAAACTGTAAGTTTAGAAGAAATGCTGGATAACAATATGACTGATGAATTATTAGCAAAATCTGTTAGCTCAATGCCATACTTTGAAAGTGAATTTACAACAGATGGACCGAGAGAAGCAAGAGCTGAAGATTTATTTAATCAAAATATGGTTCATCTTATACCTTATGATTTTGGAAGATATACTTTTGCTTTTGGTGACAGCCCTCAGACAGCTATACACGAGGTCGTTGATAAACAAGGTAATTTAGTCATTTTTGATTTGGCAAAAATATACAAAGAATTGAGTGGCCTGTGATCATAAACTCTAAAAGAAAAGACAGACAAGGGGTTATGGAAATGAACCCTCAAGGATTTAATGATAATATGTCAGCTGCTTTTGATGATTTTTTAAATTATCATAATTCAATGTCAGCACATATGTTAGATATGAGAGCAACTTCAGCATATATAAGTAATTTTAATACCGTGTTTCCTGATGCAAACATACCACAAATAGATACCTATAGACCTGATTTACCAATGTCCGATGCAGAACGACTTGATATGGAACGAAAAGCAAACGATATTGATCCAAGAATAGCTGCAATAAATGAAGATATTTCTTATAAAGAAAAAAAGGAATTTATACAAAACCAGGTAAATAAATATTTATCAAGTATTCCTCCATCAGAAAGAGCAAAATCCAACAGTGAAATGCATTTTTTTGAAATAGAAGCAGAAAAAGCAAGAAAAAGCTCAAGAAGATTACAAACAGTTAACCAATTTTCAGAAAGTGGATTTGATAGATTTGTAGGAACATTAGTAGGTGGTGCTGGAGCTGGTTTTACAGATCCTTTAATATTAGCAACATTGCCTATTAGTTTTACGTATGGAGCTGGTAGAACTTTTGCTGGGACTGTATTAAAAACGGCAGCGGCAGAATCAGTATTGGCAGCTGGTGCTACGATAGGTATTGAGTCTCAAGTTCTTCCATTTAAGCAATCAGTGGGTATAGATTATGATATTAACGACGCAGCTAAAATTGTTTTATTTTCTACAATTGCAGGAGCAGTTATACCTGTTGCTTTTTTAGGAGGGGCAAAAGGCACGGCTATAGCTTACGGAGCTGCAAAACAACAAATTATTAAAGGTGTTGCAGAACTTAATCCTGATTTAAAAGCAAAATTATTTGTTGAAGAAAATTTTCCTGATTTTAGTGATGAAGAATGGGTTAAATATTTTGCACAAAATTTAAATAATTTAAAACCAAATGAATTAGTTATTGTATTAGAAACATTAAATCCAGCTATCCTGTCTAAACCTAAAGTTGCCGAAGCAGTTGAGGATATTAAAAATTTAGAAAATGATTTTGCTGAAAATCCATTTCCACAAACTATTGAGGGAACAGTAGAACACAATGGCAGAATGACAGCTGCGTCTGAGGCCTTACAAACAGGTGATCAACCAAGAATTTTAGATTCTCCAACAGTACCTGTAGTATTAAAAGAAAATCGTCCTGTTGCATATGATACATATCTAACGCCTGATCAAATAAAATTTGATGCAGAGACTTTTCAATTTAAAACAGGTGGAGATGCAAGAGGTGTTAAAGACACACTTGCAAAAGTCACACAGTGGGATCGAGATGCTGCAGGCAGTTTGATGGTTTACCAAAAAGCTGACGGAACCTATTTTGTTGCAGACGGTCACCAACGCTTAGGCCTTGCAAAACGACTATCAATTGCTGACCCTGATGCAAACATAATTATCAATACCACTGTAAGAAGAGAGGTGGATGGATTTACACCTGAAGAGGTTATGGCTGAAGCTATGATTAGAAATGTACAAAACGGAACCGCAAACCCCGTTGATGTTGCAAGAGCTTTACGTGTTAGCCCAGAATACATAAATAGAATGGCTAACAAAGTGGCCCCAAATACCAGTTTATATAGATTAAGTACCTCATTATATAAATTAAGTGACGACGCCTGGGGTTATTTTTTAAATTCAGGCATCAATGCAAAAATAGCAGCTGCAGTGGGTGAAATGGTTGACGATCCAGCTTTGCATTTAAGTGTAATGAAAGTTTTAGAGAAAACAAAACCTGCTACAGGAATAGAACTTAGAAATCAAATTGAATCTATATTACAAGCTGGAAATCGAGAAGTACAAACAATTGATATGTTTGGCACAACAACAATCAAAGAAACCCTAATTGTAGAAAGAGGCAAGGTACTTCAAGCATCACTAAATAAATTAAAAAAAGACAAAACAGTAATGGCAACATTAGTGCAAAATGAACAAAGAATTATTCAGGACGGCAAAAACAGGTTAGATACAACTTATAACAAAACACAGGAGGAACAAAATGCAATCGCAATCTACCAAATCGAAACTCTCGCAAACAGAAAGGGTGAAGTCTCAGATGCTCTTACAAGGTCAGCAAGGCTTTGGGCAGATGGAAACAAACGAGAAGCAACGGAAACTTTTATCGAGTCTATCCGAGCAGCAATTGAACGAGGCGATACTAAGGGGATTAATGCAAGTGGAGACAGACGGAGTGCAATTGTTGAAGGCCAGGCATCAGAAATATCAACAACGCCAAAACTTGACCTAGAACAAAAAAATCTTAAAAATTTTGAGGATCCAAATAAATTTGTACAGTCAAAGAAAAATGCTGATCAAGAATTAGGAGCTTTAGAGGCAGACTTGGCTATATCATCTAATAACCCAGAATTTGTAAGCGGAGGAGCTATTAAAACATCACCAACTGTAAAATCTTTGGACGCATCAACCCAGGACGATTTAGGAATACTCCAAGCAACAACAACTGATCCGTCATCATCTGTTTTTGCTAAAGCAACAGCTACACCAGCATCTCTGATTGATGAAACAATTTCTATCGGTAGTTTTAATCCCATAGTTCAAAAATCCGTATTACAACATATAAACGATGTAGACCAATTACTGGTTTTAGCAGCAAAATATCAAAATGACTTAGAGTCCACACTTAATAATATAACTATTGGCATAAAAAATGCAACCATCAAAACAAGAGTCAAAGAAGCAAAAAAAGCAAAAACTAAGGTAGAAAAAACAATAGAATACTACGGTGCTGATGCTCAATATATGGGTGATTATTTAGGTGGCCGAATACTTGTTGATACGCTTGAAGATGTTAACAAGGTTTTTAGGGCCGCTAGAGAACAAGATATTAAAATTGTTGATATTGAAAATTATTTTGTAAACACAAAAGACAGCGGATACAGAGCTATACATTTTAATATGGTGACTCGTGAGGGTTTTAGTATGGAGGTGCAAATTCAACACAAAGATTTAGCAGCTGTATTTGAACAAGGCAAGGCATACAGAAAATATAAAGAAAAAGTTAAATTGACAAAAGCAGAGGAGGCAGACAGAGCTAAACTTGCTGCAGAAGATAAAATATTATTTGACGAAACATATAATCAAATAAAACAACGAGAGGGTGTTATTGATGATGTTGACAATATTGAAATTGTTGTTGGTGAAAAATTACAAGGTGATGAAATAACAAATGTCACTCAAACATTGAAACAATTTAAAGATGATGTTGATAATGATAATTTGGTAATTGGAGAACTAATTAAAAGAGACTGTTTATGAGTTTTATAAAATGTATAGATAATTTAGCTGCAGAGGGCATCTTGCCAAAAGAAAAGCAGATAAATATAGAACAATTGTATTTAGAAAATTTACAAAAAGCATTGGATGCAGGAGCAAATGAAACTGAGGCAGCTCGTCTTGCTGGAAAAGCTACTTTTGAATCATTCCAATATAATGCATTGCGCAAACAACGCATCACTTCTTTACAAAATATTGCAGTCAACAGGGCAAAAAATTATATTTTAAACGAATACAAAAATATGAAAAATAAGATTGACCCGCCCGAAGCATTAAAAAGAATTGTTGGATTTTTAGAAGTGCCAGAGGGTACTACAAAATTTGCTAATGTAGAGGTTAGAACACGAGTAGTAAGGGGTGAGCTACATAATAATATGTATGCATTTTTAAAAAATCATCGACACACATTATTAGGAAATACAAGAAACAAAGCAGATTTAGAACTTATAGGTCAAGAAATGTATAATCCTGGCAGCACAGGAAACAAGGCAGCAGAAGAAATAGCGGAAAGCTTAATACAAACTTTTGAATTAGCCAGAGTAAAATTTAATGCAGCTGGTGGCAGCATACCAAAAGCCCTTTTTAGATACATACCTCAATATCACAATTCTACAAAAGTTGGCGGCATTTCACAACAAGAGTGGATTGATTTTGTAATGCCTATGCTAGACAGAGACAAAATGATTAATTATCAAACTGGCAAAAATTTTGATGATGCAGAACTTAAAATTGCTTTAGGTGAAGCATACAACAACATAATCACAAATGGGTATGCTACAAAATTAGGAGGTGGACGCAATTCCAAGATGTTGGCAAACTCACGCCTGGATCATAGATTTATACACTTTAAAGATTTTGAATCTTGGAAAGTTTACACAGATAGATTTGGAGATGGTGATTTATTTAATGTTTCAATAACGCACATTGATAAAATGGCTAGGGACATTGCAATGATGCAAGTTATGGGTCCAAACCCTGATGCTTTTTTACGAACAATATCAGCTGAAGTAAATAAATGGGCAAACTTACAACCCACTGCAAAACAAAAAAAAGAAGTTAACAGGGCAAGAGGCGCAATCGAGGCAACCGAAAATATGTATTATTATTTACGTGGCGATCTTAACATTCCTGTAAATGCTATGACTGCAAAAAACTTATCGTCATTAAGACAATTGTCAACAGCGTCTTATTTAGGTTCTGCCTTTTTTATGGCACTAAATGATTTTAATTTAACTAGAATAACTGCAAGAATTTCTGGGGTTCCATCTGCAAAAGCTATGCTTTCAAATTTAAAAACTTTTGTTAGCCCGTTGTCAGGCGTTAACAAAAGCACAAGATTAAAAATAGCTGCAACATCTGGTTTAGCCGCAGAACATTGGAGTACACTTGCATCAGCTATGTCAAGATATTCTGCGGATGCAGTAGAAAGTCACGAATTTTCAAGAAGATTAGCAGATTTTATTTTGAGAACTACGCAACTTTCTTGGCTAACACAAGCTGGAAGATGGGGAGCTGGTTTAGAAGTAATAGCTTTTATGGCAAGAAATGTTGACCAAACTTACAAACAAATTGCAAAAAAAAATCCAAAATTACATCAATATTTAGGTGAACACGGAATAAAAGAAGCAGAGTGGAATATTATTAGACAAACAAAATTGTTTGATGCTGGTGTAGAGGATGCTAAGTGGAAAGGTGCATTATATTTAAGATCTGATGATATAGCGGCAAGAACTGATATAAGCCCACTACTAGCACAGGATTTAGCATACAAATATCAACATATGGTACAGGACTTTGTTGATCACGCAGTGCCTGTTGCAAACGCACGAGGTGCTACAGTTATTAGTGGTAGATCAAGACCTGGTACTGTATTAGGTGAACTTGCAAGATCAATACTGCAGTTTAAACAATTTCCTCTAACATTTATGTTTACACATATGATGAGAGGTATTTATAAAAAGGGCATAAAAGGTAAATTAGGATATATTCTACCATTGTTGTTATCAACCACAATAATGGGTGCTTTAACTAAAGAACTAAAAAATATCACTAAAGGTCAAAATATAAGCACAGACGATAATTACAACAACCCAAAATATTGGCTAGATGCTATGCTTCACGGAGGTGGATTAGGTTTTGTTGGTGATATGATTTTTGGAGGACGATACAGTCTTGATGGAGTCAGCGGCAGGACAGCTGAACTTGCAGGACCAACAACGGGGCTTATATTTCAATCTTTAGATTTAGTATTTGGAAATATTTATCAGGGCCTAGATCCTGAGAAAAAAGCTAACGTAGGTGCCGATGTTGCTAAATTTTTATCTAAAAACTCACCAGGTGCATCTGCCTGGTATATGAGATTAGTTTTAGAAAGGTACTTTTTTGAATATATATCTGAACTAATTGACCCAAAACATAGGTCAAAGATAAATAGAAAAATTAAAAGAACGCAGAAAAATGACAGAAATACTTACTGGTGGTCACCTGGTGATAGAAAACCTGACAGTTTACCATCAATATTCAATTAACTTTTGACAGATTTGACCGAATAATCTAAAAAAAATGATATAATCCATCAAATGTGTCATCAATAACCAACCGCTGAAAAGCGGTTTTTTTATAGGACAAAATATGACTTTAAGTACAACCACAGTTAAAAACAGCTATTCTGGGAACGGCAGCACTTCGGCCTTTAATTATACTTTTGGCATCAATTCTACCACTGAATTAAAAGTTATAATCCGATCTTCAACTGGAACTGAAACAACTAAAACAATTACTACACATTATACTATAGCAGACGCAGGAGCTGCAGGAGGAACAGTCACATTTACATCAGGCAATATTCCAAGTTCAGACGATACCGTCGTTTTAATTAGGGATACCGATCTTACACAAGAAACTGATTATGTTGCAAACGATCCTTTTCCAGCTGAGACACACGAGTCGGCACTAGACAAATTACAAATGCAGGTCCAGGAGGTTCAAGAAGAACTTGACAGATCTATTAAGTTATCTCGAACAAATACAATGACCTCAACAGAGTTTACCGTTGGGTCAACTGATAGACAGAATAAAATTCTTGCTTTTGACGGCTCAGGTGAAATATCAGTGACACAGGAATTAGGTACGTTTGTTGGAAACTGGTCTGCAGGAACTACATATAATGCTAGAGATATTGTAAAAGATACTTCTACAAACAACATTTTTATATGTACAACCACACATACCTCATCAGGTAGTCAGCCACTTACATCAAATACAGACTCTGCTAAATGGAGTTTATTAGTAGACGCAGCCAGTGCAACAACATCTGCAACAAACGCTGCATCTTCTGCTACAGCTGCCGCAAACTCAGCAACGGCTGCAGCAAACTCAGCAACAGCAGCGGCAACAAGTGAATCTAACGCATCTACATCAGCATCAACAGCTTCAACACAAGCTACAAATGCATCAAACTCTGCAACTGCAGCAGCATCATCCGCAACATCTGCAGCCACAAGTTTTGATAATTTTGACGATATATTTTTAGGTAGTAAATCAAGTGACCCGTCAGCTGATAATGATGGTGATGCACTTGCTACAGGTGCTTTGTATTTTAATTCTACAGATGATGTATTTAAGGTTTATTCAGGATCTGCCTGGCAATCTACTACACCAAGTACATCGAATCAATCAAACATAAACAGTGCTGTATCAAATGCTACTAATATAAACGCTGTAGCAGGTAATGCCACTAATATAAATGCTGTAGCTGGTAATGCTACAAACATTAACACGGTAGCTGGTAATAATACTAATATTAATACGGTTGCTGGTGCCAATTCAAATATTACGACGGTAGCTGGTGCTAACTCTAACATCTCAGCCGTTGCAAGTAATGCAACAAATATTAATGCAGTAGCAGGGAACGCAACAAATATTAACACTGTAGCTGGTGATACAACTGAAATTAATGCTGTAGCAAGTAATGAAACAAACATAAACGCTGTAAATAGCAATAGCACAAACATAAATGCTGTAGCTGGAAACGCAACTAACATCAACACAGTAGCTGGAGCAAATTCAAATATTACAACCGTTGCATCTAATGTAGCTGGTGTAAATAGTTTTGCAGAACGATATAGGGTTGCAGGTAGTGACCCATCATCGTCTTTAGATGCAGGGGACCTTGTTTTTAATACCACAGCGTCTGCTTTAAAATATTATGACGGATCATCTTGGAACGCTATTGTAGCAGGGTCATTGACAGATATAGTTCAAGATTCATCACCACAACTTGGCGGCAACCTTGACACAAACTCAAACAATATATTAATTGATGATGCACATTTTATTGCAGACGAAAATGGCAATGAACAAATAATTTTTCAAACAACATCATCTGCAGTCAACCAAATAGACGTCACAAACGCTGCAACAGGTAATCCTCCTGAAATATCAGCAACAGGTGATGATACAAACATAGGCCTTAAAATAACACCTAAAGGGTCTGGCGCAGTAGTTATTGACGGCTTATCTTATCCAACAGCTGACGGTAGCAACGGACAATTTTTAACAACAAACGGTAGTGGAACTTTGTCTTTTGGATCAGTACCAGCTGGTGTCGGTGGATCTAACGGAGTAGATTTTAATGATAATGTTAAAGCAAGGTTTGGAACAGGAAACGATTTAGAAATTTTCCACGATGGAAGTGATAGTTATATTAAAGATGCAGGCACAGGAAATTTAAGACTTGAAGGAAATGATCTAAGAGTAGCAAATAGTGGTGGTACTGCTGATTACATTCGTTGCACAAATGGTGGTGCAGTAGATTTATTACATAATAACTCAGTTATGGTTTCTACCTCTGCTGATGGTTTAAAATTTCCAGATAATAAAAAAGCTGTATTTGGTGATGGAAACGATATGACTATCTACCATAGCAGCACTAGTTCATATATTACTAACTCAACTGGCGATTTAACTTTTGATGTTGACAATGACATAGTTTTTGATGCGGCAGGAAACGATTTTAGATATGAATGCGCAGGAACACATTTCTTAACAATAACTAGAGATAATAGTACTTCAAATGCTTTTATTACACACCCCACGCAAGATAAGGACATTATATTTGCAGGAAATGACGGAGGAAATGGTATAAATGCTGTTCAGATTGATATGTCAGCTGCAGGTGCCATAATCTGTAAAGGTGACGTCACAGCATTTGGGTCTCCATCAGATATAAGACTAAAAGAAAACATTGAGGTTATTCCTGATGCACTAGAAAAGGTTTGTCAATTGCAAGGTATTACATTTAATTACAAAAAAGATGGCAAGAAATCTACAGGGCTTATTGCACAAGAATTGGAAAAAGTATTACCAGAGGTAGTATATGATACACACGA